TCTAAATCATCCCAATCAAGCGTAAATGGTTCAATTTTACATTTCACTAATGCCTTATTTATCTTATCACGATGTTTGTGAAAAACATATGGTCCATGGCCATAACATAAGCGCAATGATTGGTCTGCATTTTCCTGTGTTGCAATCTTTTCATTCGGTCCACTCCAAATCCACAGACAAGTATCCTCAATAACATTCATATCTAAAGGAGCAAGATACACCTTAGGATCTTTTGGGTGTTTCTTAAAACCTCTTTTCAAGAAAGTGTTTTCATATATGCCACCATATGGGACTATCTGTTGTGCCTTTGAAGCATCAGTCGATACAATTCCATAATCAGCAAAGAACAAACTTAATGTTTTTGAATTAAAATAATCCTTAAACTCATCTGTTACAGCGCCAATTCCATCATCACCATATGTGCAATAATAGACACTTCTTTCAAATTGATTTAGTGGTCTTTCAGCAATCATAATCCAAGCTACACCAATGTACATCATGTTAACCATTGAATTGATTATATCAGTCATTGGTGATCCAGATGGTGCCCCACATTTTTGACGATAGACAGTATTTAATACCACATGATCGCTTTGTATCAAATTCTCCATCAACGTCCTTAATTCTATTTCATCCACTCCTTCTACATATGTCAAAGTCCAATTGACAATCATATTGGTAACACTTCTCAGTATTTTCTGATTTATTGATGCACCAAAATTTGAATAATCAATTGAAAAGATATTTGTCTTTGATTTTTCAAACAACTTCTCTACAAGTGTAGTCCATTCAGGTCCATCTGGAGATATACCTATTGCATGTGGTTGGATTAATCTACTGCGTCTAAACATAGCCATAAAATGAAAGAAACTGCGCCGTAATTCTATACTAAAATCAATTGGAGATGCACAGAACACACGTGTTCCACCAAATCTCAATAATTTTTCTTCTTTACGACGCTCGTCCTTTAACGTATCCACAAAGATAACAGGTGGTACGATTCCTTTCTTTCTTTTTATTTCATTTTCTGCTATGCGAGCTGTTATCCGTTCATCAATCCATTCGATTCCTATTGGTTGTTCCTGTTCATTTCTTTTGAACGTCATAAACTGTTCTTTTCTAGTTTTACCAATCGTAGTCCATGGCCACCCTACAGAAGTTGTTAAATCGAGCGGCTCATATCCTTCTATATCCGCAAAACCAACAATAGCCTCTTCAATTGTCAATTTCTTTGGATCATTTACCATTGGAGTACGATATCTGAAATAACGTTCATAGAAATAACTCTCCACTTTATCCACTATATCTGTTGGAAAATCTGTTGGTGGTTTTCCATGTGCTATCACTCCTGCAATTAACGGTGAATCGTCGTATTTATATCTAGGATCGTTTTTAGATAAAATACATGGAAATGTTGTCGGTTTAAAAACATCCGTATTCGTTTGAATCAAAGAAGGTTGTATTTTGGTTTTACCAGGGACATATGGTTTAATATCTCTGGGAACCGCATACAATGGTTCAACATCCATTTGTTGTATCGGAAGTTGAACTATACCTTCTTCAAGTGGAATTGCTTCCTCCATTTTCTCACGAACAAAGACATTTTTATCTGGTGGCATTAATTCACCCAACAATTCTTCTGTTAACAACGCACCGTAACCCTCACCTGATGTTAACTTACCTTTTCCTGCAATATGCATTGAAACAATACTTCTCTGCTCATCTATTAGCAAGAATGATCCGCAAGCACCTGTCTCAGAATAGTTGTATGTAATAATATCGACAGTTGTATCGTCTGAATTATTAACTGCATCGTACGTGTCTAGAGTTTGTTTAAGTTTTCCTATCTCAACTTGTTGTACTGTAGCAAAAGGTCTCCCTGCTCCAGGTACCAAAACCAGATAGCCTTCTGATGGAAATACCTTATTCAATCTCTCATCTTTAATGAATCTAGATCTTATATCCTTAAACATAGACATTCCACTTGGCACTCTAAATAAACACATATCTGATGTTCCTGATATGGTAAAATCCTTTGCACAATAAGTGTATTTGTAAACATGTTCTGAGTTCACTAACTTAACCTCAAAGTACATTAAATTTCTGTTTATTTCCATATAATCATGATAATGTTTAGGCATGATCATATAATGTGCCACAATACCCATTCCATACAATTTTCTTTTGATGTTAGTCTCAGTATCATAGTACGCTCGTATTTCAACCATATTCTCAATAATTCTGTTCTTCGTGCTTTCAAATGCCGTTGGTTGCGCTAATGCAGAATTACCTATCTGAACTCGTGGTCTTAAGTACCTCACTTGTGTTTTGGTAGGTACATGTTTTGGCCTACTATAATCATAGATTGCAGTAGCTTGTGAATCTCCTGATTGACCTGGTATTAATTTCTTAACCAAGTATACTATTGATCCCAAAGCTGTT